CCACGCCCCCTTTCACGAGCTGTAGTAGTAGGACACTTCCTGCTCTGCCAGGCCGGCCGCGATGACGTCGCCGAGGGCCTCGTGCGCGAGGACCGACGCCACGGAGATGTCGATCTTCTGGGCAGGGCTGGCCTTGCGGAGCACGTACAGCCCGGAGGGCCGTTCGGCCTTGCGGGTGTTCTCGATGTGGGACTGCGTCAGCTCGCAGCCGTCGTGCGTGAACGCTGCGGCCCGCTGCCCGTCGGCCGTGTTCCGCTTGAGCACGTCCGTCCTGAGCCGCTCGGCCGCGGCGTGCATCTGCACCATGCGGCGCGTGTACCAGCGGATGACGCGTTCCTCGCCGTACTGGTCCACCCACTCGTCGACCTCGGTGTCCCAGTACGGCGGGTCGGCGTACAGGCGGACGACGTCGTAGCGGTGCATCAGCTGGTCCATCGCCGCCCGTACCTCGGCGCGCGGGACTTGGCCGCCGTAGTCGGCCGGGTTCCAGATCGTCGGCTCGTCGTTCGCCCCGTACAGCGGGGTGAACTGGTAGCCGTCCATCGTCTCGGCCCTGATCCCCGTCCAGTCGTCCATGTCACTGCCGTCGAACCCGAGCACGATCCGGGTGAACGGCCGCACCCGGCGCGGCTTGGCCTTGGCTGCCCACTTCGTACCGTCCAGCCACGACGCGGTACCTGCGACACACCGGTTGCCGAAGAACCGTTCGGCCTGCGCCGGGTCCTTCTCCATGATCTCGGCGCACTCGGCCTCGATAGCGTCGAGGTCGACGTGTGCCGAACCGGCGTACACCGTCCGGAAGATCTTCCGGCGCTGCCGCTTGTCCCCGAAGCTGAGCGACTTCGGGGCCTGCGGGTGGTACTTGAAGATGTCGCGCCGCTTGGACTGGGACGTCGTCTGCGCCACGGAGTCCTCGGACGGGTCCCAGGCGTTGGTGGTCTCCATCGAGCGGCCGCCCATGCCGGCCGCGCCGCGGCGCTGGGTCTCGGCGACCTTCCGCAGCTTGTTCGCCGCGGTGTACAGACCGGTCTCGTCCTGCATCGCGAAGATGATCGGGTTGCCCAGTCGGCTCAAGGCGGAGGACGTGACGACGTCGATCTGCCCGTCCTCGCCGATCCGGGTGAACTCCTCGCCGACCCGCAGCCGTTCCTGCAGCGGGCCCTTCTTCACCATCGCCTTCAGCGGCCGGTAGACGTTCGCGACCTGGTCCTCGGACGTGGCGGTCAGCTGGATCAGCGGCGTCGGCCACGGCATGCCCATCGGCTCGCCGGGCTGGTACTGGTACCACCAGCCGCAGCCGCAGTCGTAGTCCGCGCAGATGAACCGCTCGCCGCCGAGCGCCCAGCCGGCGAACACGACCGGTCCGCAGGCCTCGGCGAGGACGATTGACGCCGACCACGGGCCCTTGCCGGTCTTCTGCGGTGCCACGACCTGGCTGCGCCGGTAGTGGAACGCCGGCGCGAGCTGGCCCGGGCGCGCCTCCGGCCGCACGCGGTAGTGGTTGACGGTGCACCACAGCTGCCAGGGGTACAGCTCGAGGTCCTGGCCCGCGCGGAACCCGTCGGGCACGGGGCAGTGACGCTCGATCCAGTCCGGGACGACCCACAACGTGGGGAAGTCGACGACGAACTCGGCCCCCGGCTCAGTCCTCCCGGCCACGGAACGGCACAACCTTCATGCGGTCGCGCGCGGACTTCCGGCGCGGCGCCGGCTCCGACGGCTCGGTCTCCTCGACGGCCGGGACGGTGCCCGGCTCGCCGGGCGAGATCTTCCACCGGTTGCGCAGCATGCCCTGAACGGACAGGCCGAGGCTGTCGAGGTACTGGCGCGCGAGCTTGCGCACGTCGACCTTGGCATCGGGCTGCTCGGCCTCGGCGAGGCAGCGCACGAACAGCGCCACCTCGAGCTCCTGGCTGAGCTCCTCCCACATCACGGCCTGGGGCCGTTCCCACAGCTCGTCCCACAGTCGCAGTTCGCGGTCCGTCGGCTCGGTCAGCGGCCAGTCCGGCGCGAAGCCGGGGCGCCCCTCGTAGGGCAGCAGCGTCCAGCCGGCCTTGTCCGAGGGCCGGTTGCGGCGCAGCGCGAGCGGATCGGGGGCCGGTCCGGAGACAACGCGGGCTCCTCCACGGGCCATGGTGATCACTCCTCCCCGCTGCCTTGCGCAGCGCCATGCGATCGTCACGTTGCGTGACGATCTTGACCCTTTGAACCTGACCGACCTCCCGGAGCCCTCCCCGGCGTTCTGGGCCCCCTACGGGCCAGGGGTCCACCCCCGGGTCTGATCTTGGAATCATTTCAATCTGAAACTTTTTCTGATCAAAAATATTTTCGAGATCAAATTCGAAATCAAATCCGAGATCTTTTCTCTGATCAGAGATCGTCTCGGTCGTTCCATCCACCAGGCTGCTCGCGCGCTGTGTGCTTGCTGTGGTGAGCCTTGGTCATGGCTTGCAGGTTGGCCCAGTCGTGGCCCCTCGGGCCCAACGGTCCGAGCCCGTCACGGTGGTTGACCTCGGTCGCTCTGGGCCTGAGCAGGGCAGGTATGGCCTCGCACTCCTCGCACTCGCAGTAGGGGTGAGCACGTAGGTACTCGGCTCGTGTGCGTGCCCAGCGTGCGTCGTAACCCTTGGATGCCGCGCTGGGGCGCGTACGGCCGGCCTTGCGCTGGCAGTCGTCGCACCGTCCCTGTGGGGTGAGGCTGGGGCAACCAGGCGTGGGGCAGACCTGCATCCCTCGGCGGGGCATGGCTACGACCCGCGGCGGATCATCCGGCGGATGAAGTCCTTGAGGTCGGGCCCGATGGCGGTGAGTCGTACGTCGACCTTGAGCGGTTCGCGGGGGCCGTCGATCCATAGGCTCTGGCCGTTGCTGGGGTGTTCTGTGGCGGCCTGGATGGCGTCGGCTCGGTCGACGAAGCCGGTTGTGGTTCCGCAGGTGCAGATGAAGCAGGCACGGCCGGTTGATTCGGCGCAGGCCCAGCCGTCTTCGGGTGGGAGCTCTCGGAGTTCCACGACGATCTTCGGGCTGTGCATCGTGTATGCGCCTCCGTCCGTCAGGGCCGTCCGGGTGCGGGTGGTGTCCAGCCGAGGGCGATGAGCGCGGCCGCGGAGTCCTCGGGGACCTGGACGACGTATTCGCCATCGATGAGCGCCGAGTGCAGGAGCAGTTCGACGGTGAGGGTGGGGACCTCGTCGGCGCCGGCGCTGATGGTGAGGCCGCGTAGGCCTTTCAGGCGGGTGCCGTCGACGTTGACGGTGCCGTTGTCGGGGCCGAGGTGGACGAGGGCCTTGTGAGACTGCATGGCGGGTCCTGGGGTGTCGGTTGGGCGGGGCGCCGCCCGGGTGTTCAGGTCACCCGGACGGCCCTCCCTCGCCACCCCAGCCGCTTGGGGTGGGTCTGTGGGTGCGGGGCCGCGGGAGTCGTGTCGCCTCGCGATGGGGCTTACGCCGCGTAGGGCTTCCCACCAGGCGTTGCGGCAGAGCAGCGCGGCCCCGCACGTTGGGGTGGGCGGTCAGGTTCCGCCGGTGTCGACCAGGCGCAGGGCGCGGTCTCGGGTGGCGAGTTCGGCGCGGGCGAGGTCTGCGAGGGCGTACAGCGGGCGTCCGTGCTCGTCGAGGCCGGCCGCCTGGAGGTGACCGCGCTTGACCCAGTTGCAGATGGCGGGGCGGGTGACGGCGGCCGCGGTGACGCTGACGGTGCGTCGCCACCTGGTGGCGAGCTCGGCGGCCTGCTTGCCGTTGTACAGCTGCGTCACGTGTCCCCCTTTCCGATGGGCACACGTGTGCTACTGGCAGCATGTTCACGCACAGTGCCGATCTTTGTCCAGCAGGAACGCCGCGGCCCGCTTCGCGGGGGATTGCGAAGCGGGCCGGTGTGAAGCGGCGACCGTTGCCAAACCATCGCGCGCGTGTGTGCCGGGGGCAGTGTGACACAGGGGGCCGACAGCGGTGGTCAGGCCGCAGTATCGCCGGTGGCGGCTTGGTGAGCGTGTAGGTAGGTCGCGGCGTGTGCGGTGTAGGCCTCGGGCTCGAGGTGGCGGCCGCAGGCCTCGCAGAGGATGCCCCATTGGCCGTCGATGGCCACCAGGGCGAAGGCCTGGCAGTCGGGGCAGGGCGCGCCCTGGGGGTGCTTGTGGGGTACGGCGTGGGTGAGATCGCGGATGCGGGCGATGAGGTCGCCGAGTTGGCGGTGCAGGTCGCTGATCCAGGGGTGTGTGAGGGCGTAGGGCAGGTATCGGGTGAGCCAGATGCACCAGCCGGTGACGGTCTCGCCGTGGCGTGGCCAGGCCTGCTCGCACGGCCGTACGTGTGCGGTGCCGTGCAGGTCGCGCGCGGCCGATGGGTGGGTGTAGGCGATGTGGCCGGCCCAGGCGCCGAGGAGCGCGAGGATCGGCACGGTGCCGTCGTCGTCGATGCTGCGGGGGTCGGCGTGCCCGGGCCCGAGCAGGGTGAGCACGCGCAGGTCGACGGGGACGGGTGCTGTGGCGCGGCCGGTGCCGCCGAGGCGGCCCTGTGCGGGGGCGCCTGCAGGTGTGAGGAACTGCTGCAGCAGCCAGGTCTGCGCGGGCAGTTCGGAGAGCCACCCACGCAGTTCGGCGGTGTGGCGTGAGCAGGCGTGCAGGCCGGCCTCGGTGGCGCGGTGGCAGACGGCGCAGGTGCTCATGGGGTCGGTCTCCCATCGGGTGGGCGGCCGCCATTCGTACTGGCGGGTAAAGGTGGGCATCTCGCGCGCCTGCGATCGTGTGCGCGCAATCGCAGGCGCGCGTGCGCGCGAGGCAGGGTCAGCGGCGCCTCGGTGGCGGGCCGTACGGGCTGATCCACGCGGGCCGGTCCGGGCGTTTCACGGCCTGGCCGTCCTCGTCGATGTAGCCGGCTTGCTGCAGCGCCTGGAAGGCCTTGGCCATTTCTCGTGCTGCGGCGTTGATCGAGGGCAGGACCGCTTCGACGATCTGACGCGTGTAAGCCATGGCTGTGGCCACCTGGTGGAGGAGCTGTTCGCGCTGCTGGTCGGTCAGCTCGAGCATGCGCGGGGGTTCGGTGGGGCGTTCGTGCATGGTCACTGCTCCTTGGTGGGCTGCTCACCAGCGTCAGGGTCGGTCGGCGTGTGCACGGTGACGGGCGGCTTCAGCCGCATCATGACCTCCTTGCCGAGGTTCTCCCGGACCACGTTCTCGACGTACGGCCGCTCGTCGTGGCGCTCCCACAGGCGGCGCGAGATGGGCTGCTGGTACGTGTAGGTGACGCCGTCGATGGTGATCTCGGCGCGGAGGGTGATGGTGTCCATGGTCAGTCCTCCGCGGTGGGCTGCTCGACGACGGTGGTGACCCGTTCCATCACTGCTCCTTGGGGTGGTTGGTGGTGCCGAGTGAGTCGATGGCGTGGAGGGTGGCGAGCTCGGCGGCCGCGGCTTCTTGAGCGCGGGCGTGGGCGCGGCGTTCGCGGAGGGTGTCGCGTAGGTCGATGAGTCGGGCGATGAGGGTGTAGAGGCCGAGGGCCAGGGCGACGATGAGGACCAGGCCGAGGAGGGCGGCGAGTCCACCGAGGGCGGCGACGATGAGGGTCTGGTGTGGGGTCATCGTGCGTTTCGTCCTCGGCGGCGGTCGCTCAGGTCGCGGGCGGTTTCGCGGGTGAGGAGGGCGGTGGCGATGGCGCCCATGGCGGCCCACCACCATTCGCCTCGGGTGACGGCGTAGGCGGTGGAGGTGGCGCACAGGAGGGCTATGAGGGCGGCGCCGGCGATGGTGCGTCGGGTGGGCATGCGGTGCTTCCGGAGGTCGGGGGCGATGGTGAAGCCGGAGTCGTGCAGGTACTCGTCGATGCGTATGGCGACGTCGGCGGGGGCGAACGGCTTCAGGGGGTCGGTGGTCACCCACCAGTCCCACAG